ATATTTTTGATTTTAACTTAAGAGATGTTCCTGAAGATCTTATAGCTGAACTTGGTATGCAGTTAGGAGGTCAAGCTATACGTGATCTAAAAGGTTTTGAAAGAGAACTATATCAGTATGGTACTAATATTATAGGGGCATTTGAAGGAGATGTAGATGATTTAAAAACTTATACAGATCTAACTCAAGCATTATTTGTACCTCCAGCAATGAGAATTTTGTCAGGTGTTACAAGACCTTTAGATCCTATTGACTTTACTATGGGTTTAGTTAGGGGTAATGACATGACTCCTGATCTAAAGACTGGTCCAAAATTATATGCCCAAGGATTTAGATATGTAAATAATTTATTTGATCTTATACCATTTGGCGTTGAAGGCATGGAAATGAAAAGCAAGTCTACTTCAACTAGAGGGTTTGATCAGCAGCCCAATGTAGGAAAACAATTATTAAGTGTACGTGGAGATCGTGAAGTAAACTATATTCAATACGTACTTAACTCTGCAGGTATGGATGATTGGAGAACAATTAAAATTCAAGCGCCAGCTGAAGTAAAAAACTATATGAATGGTGTAGCAGAAGCATACTTAAATGAAGAGGCATTAAAAGCTTTAAAGAAAAATCCTAATTTTGAAAACATGAGTACAAATCAAAAACAAACTATTGTTAAAGACTTGGTAGCTGATGCAAGAATAAAAATTAATAATAGAATGAAGACAGGAAAACTTCCTAAAACTTTAGACATGCTACGTATACTAGCAAGTGAAAAAGATTCTAAGATTAAAAAAGTTATGGATTGGATGGAGATCGAAGGAGATCTTGAAGATATTGTAGAAAAAGAGGATGCACTAGGCACCCTCAAGAAAATTAAATACTACGTTGATAACTACGACAAGATATTTAATTCAGATTTAAAATTAGATTAATCTCCATCCTCATCACTCATGATGTCTGCCCAATTATAAGCCTCTCTCTTTACATCTTCGACACGAGCAGAACCCTTGCCACTTGCAAGTAATCCAGCTAGGGCTTGTCCTGCTAGATACCTACGACTGGTCAAGGGTTTAGCTGCTGGTCGTTTCTTTTTTACGTAAGCCTTTGCCTCCACTTCAAGAGGCGGTAAGTTATTCTTGGATCTTTTTGTTGGTCTGCCCATAGTTTACCCTTACTTATGTTTTTCTTTCAAAGCTTCATTCATTTTATTTAAGTACCATTCTGCTTTCTTCATGTCCTCTGCAGGTTTTTGTTTGTAACGATAACGATGCTGGTACTTAATCATATTGCCATGACAGTATGCAATAAAACCATCAAGACCTACGACTTGTTTGATGTAGTCGATGCACTCAATCCCTCCCATGTTGTAGTGCTCTGGACGTTCTACTGGATCAAAGTCTTTAAATTTTTTAATCATGTGTTTACCAACTCTGCTGATGTGTAGGGTATGTGAAAGAACAACTCACCCTTCTGAATGTACCTGCCCTTAGCTTCAGCTAAACTCTTTTTAGTAAGCAGTGTGTCCTTGATACGCCAAACTTGTTTCATATCCTCACGGAATACGTAAAAGTTTAACACACCGTTGCTGCCTTTATACTTGTCAAGTAAGCGTTGCTTACGTTCAGGTATGCGTATCTCTTCCCAATGTGTAGGCCAATCTTCTGTCCAAGCTACCTTGACTTCAGCTTCATTGAAGTATGTGTAGCCATCTTTCTGAGACACAACGTCAACATGATAGTTCTCTTCAGTATTAACTATCGTGTGACCCTTAGATTCTAGTAGGTCAACTAAAGTATCTTTAGCTTTCTTATCGTAAGCTTGATACAAAGCTCTGTTAAAACTTTTACGTACTGGTTTCATAATTATAATTCCTTATACTAAGTCTACAATTTCACAGCTGTCACCAGAACATGCTAGTGTCTGACTACCTGCTGTATTATCTTCTTCTTCATAGTTGGAAAGTAAAGTCCAGTCAATACTCTTAGGCATCTTATCTAGTAATATGTGGTAGTCGGTTGCCTTACACTCTTGGTAAGGTGCTTGTTGATAGGTGTGTTCATTGAACGGTAGGAAGGATACACCAGACATCTCATCAAAGTGTTTGTAAACAAATGCACCTACTTCAAACCATTCATCTTTCTTTACGTTGATAGTTACTGATGGCTTATGCTCACACCAATGACGTTGATAAGCTAACCACATCTCTAGCTGATCTATTGCAGTCATGTCAGCAGTAACCACTGCATTTTCTGGTGACTTCATAGGAAAGCTAAACACTGTAGTCTGGTCAGGCTTCATTACATCTGGCTCACTAGGTACGCCTTGATCCTTCATGAACTGTGTTAGAGGATCTTTGTTATCACCACGAACAGTACGAATATAATGGGCTGAGTGACGAGCGTGTATTCCACTAGCAGAATCAACCAATTGCGATACGGTTCCAGATGGCTTGACACACGTGATAGCAGTAGCAACAGGAATACCAAGGCGTTTAGCCCACTTAGCGTTAGTAGCAATAGATATAGACTTGAGGTGATCAAGGGTTTTCTCCAATCCTTTGTTCTCTGTGGTCATCATAGGGTTGTCCATAATACCAGTTAGTGACACACCTAGTAGACGTTCTTCTTCTGTATTCCTTTTCCATATACTTCGTAGATAAGGAAACTTTGTGTAGGTAGATTGAATAGTACCAAGGATGGTAGCTATACGAACCTTCTCAGATAAACTTTCGATGTCGTCAGTAGCACGTACTACAATCTCTGTAAGGTTACAGAATTGATATGGACGTAAGATGATCTCGCTGCATGGGTTAGTCCCGAACTCAAAGTTAGTGTCACGTCTACCATTCTTAGCTGCTTGTTTCTTAGCTGCCTCACGATTAAAGATACCACGTTCACCTGACCCACTCTCTACTAGAGCTTGCCATTCACGCATAAATGATATAGCATCTGGCTTCTCAGTATACGACACAGAGTTATTAGACAAGGCACGTTGTGGATCATTCTCCCACCATGCACCAGACTTAGCGTGACGCATACGATCATCAGATAGATTACTCAGAGAGATCATAGCTGACCTACGTACACCACCTACTACTACTACCTCACCAATCTTACACATAACATCGTGACACTCAAGAGATGACAGCTTACGGCCTTGTGCTTCCTTGAATGTATGTATAACAAAGTTAAATAAATCAATCAATGGTGCTGGACCTGATGCCCTACCACCGAATGTCTTAAGCCTTGCACCAGCAGGTCGTACCAAACCAACATCCCACTGTGCAATTTCACCACTGTATAGGAGTGCAATCAATTGACGAAGACCCTTAGCCCAACCTTCCTTACTATCCCTGATGACTATTGTAGTCTCGCTCTCAAAGAGTTGTGGCACATCTGGAAGCTTACTGATGAACTGCCTCTCTACACTGAAGCCAACACCAGTACCGCAAAGAAGGATGAACATAGCCTCATCGAATGACTTCATGTCATCTACAGGTAAGTAAGAACAGTTATAACCTGCTGTATTGTCCCTCACAAATGCTGGACCTGCAGTCATCAATGCTCTCATAGAAGACATAGACTCCAACCCTAAGATAGATTGCTCTATCTCTTTGATAAGCTTTGTTATCTTAGGTACAGTAAGGTTAGCCTTCTCAAGAGCAGGACGGACTACGTTATCAGTGTAACGTACAACTGTCTCCGGCCATGTCTCTCGTCTACCTAGATGGTCTAGCCATCGAGCATACCGTGACTTGTGTATGAAGGTTTGATAGTCTGTAGGTAGATAGTTATTCATCTATTGTCTCCGCTTCCTTTTAATGTTCCTCTAACCTCACGTCCATTCAACTTAGATACATTCATTTCAATTACTTCTTGTAGATCAGATTTAAAATAGCTAGTTAAACTTTGAGCATAGAATAGTACATCTCCTAATTCTAGGAGAATATCTTTTCTAGTAAACCTGGATTTGTCTCTGATAAGTTTCTTAACTTTCTCAGCTACTTCTCCAGCTTCACCAACAAGACCTAGTGTATTTTCTACGAGGCGTTCGTCTTGACTAGTAAAGATTTTATCTTCAACAAAGTTAGCATAGGCTAACAAAAAATCTTTATCTGAATCTAGTGAATCAAAATACCCCATAGTTTTTAAGTCAACAGCATTCATCAAAGTTCTAGTTCTGACTGATCATCATCTTTAAGATCAAGAGAACTTTTCAACTCATTTGTTTTTAATTGTTGAACAGCTTGTACACATTGCACTATATGATTAAGCAGAGCAACAGAGTTTGTGCCAACATTTAAAATGTTTACAATTTGTTTTTGATTATCATCAAAATCGTCAATGTTATATTCTTTATCGTCTATAGTTAATATACTCATTTTGTTTTACCTCACATTCAGTTACTTTAATATCATCTATGTCATACAGATGATCTTGGATTACCTCACCTATTACAGCAAGATTATGGTTAGGGTCAACCTCTAAAAAGTTTGCAGCAGGGTCAACCTTAATAATTAAGTTTAGTTCAAACCACACAGTGAAAGTCCTTAGTTATATTTAAAAGGCAGCTATAGTCAAGCATCATCTGGGCCTTCATTGATTGTTAATGGTTCAATGTTTGTTTCAAAATAAACTTTCCATTCGTAAGCATCTTCATACACCTCAAAGAAAAAGTCAGTCTCAAATATTTCATGATCTTCTTCGACCTTACATACGATAGTGTAGTTAGATTCTGTAGGCCACTCATCACTGTTTGGATCATCATCCCTAGATAGTGGACCTTCTAGTATATCCCAAATTTTCATATCTATTTCTTCCAGTTCCTTAAGAGTTCCATGTAGTGATCCATGCCTACCATAACAATCCAAGGTTGTCTATCAGATCTATAGAAAACTACCGGCTCACCTTTACCATGGTTGCCAGCTTGATCTATGTAATCATACGCAGTTTTCATTCCAGACTTACGTCTCTTTACTTCAATGCTAATAGGCAATGTCTTTCTGGCTAGGGGAGATAGCTGTATGTCTTCCCCTGTATCTCCCATAGTTGTAGACTTGATGTCATCAGCTTCGAACTCAGGGAATGTCTCAAGTAACTTATCCCTGACTTCTTGCTGACCACCTCTGCCTTTAGCTTTGGCTGCTCTAGTCATGACTGATTATAGCCATGAGGGTTTTTCCATGACAGTGTAGTCACCCCAACCTGTTCTATAGTCCTCTTCTTTTTCTGCCTTTGCAATAATAGCTAGAGTTTTATGAAGCTCAACAGTAGCCCACTCCATAACCGCTGGTCCCATGATGTGTAGGTGCGAAAGAAAAGGGGCTGCTTTCTCACAAGCAATAAATGCAAACCTATTTACGTCATAACCTGCAAGATTACAGGTGTAAACATAATGAGCACCTTGAAGAAAGTAACCATACTTTACACACTCATTTTGAAAACCTTTAGGACTAGCATCTTGTGTAGTCTTTACATCGTACACCATGTTCCTAGACTCAATCATTAGGTCTGGTCTTGTCTTAAGTGTAAGTCCTGATACTGGATCTTCTACGAAGATACTAATCTCGTTTACTCTATCAGTATGGTTCAGAGCTTCAGCACATATACGATTATCTAATGCACCTCTAGTAATACAGTTGGCTACGTTAAACTCTACCTCAGTTAGTAGTACCTGATCTTCAGTCAGGTTCTCTTTCATCTCTTTAAAGGCAGCACTAGCCTTAGTCTTTGGACCTTTGATTACTAGGTTCTTATCTGCCTCTAACAAGTTTGCATGAACAGCATTGCCCATAGCAAATGCAGCTGAGTTAAAAATCTTTTGTCCCTTCCAATGAGCCAATGACTTTTTATACACTGCTTTTACAGCACTTGAAGAGATACCATCTATTGAGTGGTACTCTTCGTTAGACATATCTTTTATTTTTTTCATCGTAACTCCTTTGAGAATGTGGGGTAGGTAGAAAAGGAAAGTAAAATACCCACCCCACTAACAGGCTAGAACAGTACTTCGTCCTTTGCCACAGTTTTGGATTCAGTTACAGGTGGGGGAGAGTCACCTGTGTCTTGGACATATTCAACATAGTCAATGACCTTAACCTTATCCAATCTTGTTCCAACAATATTTGCCATACGTGTATCGTAGACAGATAGTGTCACCTCTACAGTAGAACCATTACCAATAGTCCCATCTTCATTGTAGTCCCAGACTGTACCNTCAGACTTTAGTACAACTGGTGCACCACTATTACGTGGCTGACCACCGTCAAACTTACGAACAAACCTAACAGTATGTCCACGTCCTTCGGGATCAGGCTTGCCCTTCTTAATAGAACGGGAAGCTTTAAGCTTCATTAAGTTATCTTCATCTAAGATAACGTCAATGGTACAGGCTCCATTGCAGGATTCATAAACCCCATCGTAACCTTGCATGTCTCGATTGTCTTCAAAGACTTTCGCCCACTCTGCAATACCTGTTAGTTTTACTATACGTGTAGCCATGTGGCCCTCCATTTGCTTAATGTATTTCACTGTACGTATTACCGTACTGTATGTCAATACCAAGGTCAACATTTAATTTAAGCTCTTGATTAACTTTTTCAATAGCCCATTGGAGGACTGAAGAGTGTTCTTGTTCATCCCCCTTTCTAACTTGGTTGATTGACTCGTCGTGGAATTGTCCTAAGATATTAGGACGTTTAGTTCTGTAGTATGCAACCCACTTGTCAAAGCAGTAAGCCCCAGTAGATTGATTAAGTGTAGAGAACACATCCTTCTCGTAGCGAAGGCTATGCCAGAACTTACTGACTGGGTTTTGTACCCACATCTCACCATTAATCTTTCGTATGTGCTGGGCCTCAGAGAAAGCTTTGACAGACCAGTTACGTTTCCAATACGCAGCAAGCAGTGAAGCTGCCTGAGGTATTGGCATTCCTGTAGTACGTGATAGCTTTGCTGCACCAACACCATAGGTAGCAGAGTAGTTCACCACCTTGTAGTTCTTACGCAAAGACTTGAGGGAAACTTCTCCCGAATTATGTTTGTCTATCTGAGACTGAGTGACAGCCCCAGCATGTTTAGCAAGGTCAAGGTGAGGATCGAAACCATCCCTAGCCATCTCTTCCACATAGTCTGGATCTAAAGGCTTCATGTAGTGACGCTTAGTTGTATCCTCTAGGGATGTCATATCAGCACCACATAACACATGACCTTCAGCTGCTATCAAACAACCACGTACTTCTTTACCCCAAGGCTTATCAACCCCAGGAAGATTGACCAAGGGTTTTCTGTGCTTGAATCGTAGTGTGTTAGTCAGGCCAGCAATACCTGCCTTGACGTAACCATCACGTTCACATTCNACAAACCCTTGGAAGATAGATAACCTGTGCTGTATAACAGTAAGGCCATCAAGAACACCCACTGATGGATGCTCGTCAACAAGAAGCTTGACTGACTCAGTAAGCTCCCCATCATTACGAACTTGCGGTATAGTTCTCTCACTACCATCNTCATCCTTCTCATACTTGTGAGTGCATGGCACCCAGCCTAATGAGAATAGCCAATCCTTGACTTGAGGTGAAGACTTAGGGTTAGGTTCCTTCCAACCTTTTACAATAGTAATGTCTTCGTCATGGTGGTTAGGTAGATTTCTTTCCGCTAGTAATGCGAACCATCTCTCACCATGTGATGAGGCTGATCCATCTTGTTTAAAGCAAACCTTAGGCTTACGCTTCACAGCGTTGACCTGTTGCTTAGGCATAACAGATTTGAGTTCTTCTATCTTCTCCTCTTGTTGTTGCACTAAAGTAGTAATGCTATCTTCGGCTAACTGTTTATCAAGACGCCANCCAACATTCTCTGCGGTAGCAGCACAGGACATCTTGAATTGTAAGTACCGAAAGAACTTATCCAGTAGCTTATCATCCTTGTAGATAAACTTGAAACGACTGAGCAAGTCCTGCCACAATGCCCAATTAATCTTAACATCTTCTTCACANCGATATGCATACACCTGTATATCCTGATCAGACCAATCGTCTACCACAGGTTTAGGTATGTCAAAGTCTTCGCCAAAGCTTTCAAGGCCATGCTTAGACCTAGTGTAGTTGAGTACCCAAGACATAGACAGGGTATCAAATAGTCTAGCCTTGATCTCTATGCCAAGTAACTTCTCAAGCAGTGGTACATCATAGGCAATAATGTTATGACCTACTAGTCCACGTTGAGATAAGATAAGCTCACGCATATCATCATACTTGAATAGAGTTACAGGCTGAGAACCATCAGTAGTATATGATAGGCAATGTATCTTAGTAGCATCTTCCAAAAGGTTATCTGCTTCTACATCGAATACTATCATGCTGCCATCTCACTCCCTACATAAGGTGAATCTTCAGTTAGGATCGTTGTNTCTGGATCGTAGTACACTGAACCTGCNTTGCCTAACTTAGCGAACGGTCTGTTCTTGTCAACAATAAAAGTGGTAGTGTTGTTCAGTATCTCATCCTCAGTCTCAATGTCACGTTCAAGCTTAATACATATTATAGCTTCTTCTTCAAGGGANGCAGCATACTTAGTACGTCCATCATCATTGACCTGAGATATAAATACCACACCNATGTTCAACTCCTTGGCAAGCTGTGCCATACGTGAGCCTAGTGTAGTCAATGTACTAGTGGCACCATCAACACCTGAGTTAGATAGATAGGCCAGACGTTGAACGTGGTCAATGAATATAAATCCAGCACCATAGACAGTAGCTGCAAGTCTTACATAGTCTAACAACTTGAGAGGATCATCATGTGACATCATCTCAAAGACGATAGTACGTTCAGCCTTGGTTGCTGCCTTGGCTGCTTCGATCACATCCTTCTCAGCAATATTATTCTCTCTGGCATCATCCTTAGTCCTGACGTTGACACCTAGATGGTATGTCGCCATTGAACGATAGGTAGTCGATTTCATTTCTTCCATGTGAAGCATAGCCACACGGCTCTCATCATCACGTAGTAGACCTGTCTCAAAGTATCGTATGACCTCAGTCTTACCAGTACCACGAGGTGCCTTGATGAATGTTAGGCCACCCTTCACCATACCCCTGATCTTTTCATCAAGTCCAGTATGACCTGTTGGTACATACTCATATGGATTCTCATTAAGGATAGCATCCTCAACATCTTGATCAGAGCAGAAGAAGTTCTCTGGTGAGTATCGCTGTGGCTTACGTGCTGCCCACATCAATTCAGTAGCATCACCTGCCTCAAGGAACTCATTGGCATCCTTGTACTTAGACATAGGTACGTACCAGAACTTATCAGGGAAGGCTGAGTACAATTTGTCAGCTGCCCTACGGCCAGGATCATCAAGCTCACCAGCGTATACAATCTCTTTGAATGACGACAGATACAGGTGATTGTGTTTNATAAACTTCTCACCGATAGATGCGCTGGGCAATGACTTGACTGGATAAGTCTTGCCAAGGATCTGATACAGAGATGCTGCATCAAACTCACCCTCAGTCAGNTAGATACGATTGCTTGTGCCNGCATTAAACTCTGGGCCAAACAGATGGTTCATACCTACACCCTTGTCTTTGATCCAAGACTTAGACTTATCAGATACCAACCTGTACTTGACAGTGTGAGGATACTTGTAGGCATAACGTACTGCCTCACCCTTATCACCTGTTTGTAACTGGATGCCATACAATTCACAAACATCAGCATCAATAGACCTGATGTTCTCGTATGTGCCACCCGTTATGGGTATGTCCATAGGCTTCTTCCTTTCCTTTAGAGGGTACTGTTGTTGCACCCATTCGTATGTCTCAGGCATACCCTTAGATGGGTAAGCCCTGCTGCATGAATGACATTGACCAAAGCCATCATCATTCCAATTAAAAGCATCACTTGATCCGCAGTCAGTAAACGGACAGGCCAAGTGTGGGTTGTCTCCTTCACTCATCCTTTATCTCCTTGCTTTTTGTTTGTCAAGTAGAACGAACCCTCTGGTGATCTATATCCTGCCATGAGGTCAGCCCATTGCTGATGGCTCATGTATATTAATTGATACTCAGAAGTTAGCTCATCATATTGTCGCATATAAACTACACCGTTATCTGCATAGACCATCTCAATATCTTCATGCATTTGAGATTGATCTATGCTGACTACTACAGATGCATCGGATTCAAATTCTACCGTATACACTATTGTTTGCCTCTCTCACTTTGGAACGTTGACGTTCATCATCTGACATAGGTCTGATATAACCTACAGCTATTCCAGTATTCCACTTAGCTGCCTGTGCTTGAGCCTCAGCCTTAGTTTTAAACACTAAAGGTTCATCCTTATCTGTAAAGGGATTCTTTCCTGTGTCATAAACAAACTCATCTTTTTCAATCTCAAACATTACTGCCCACATATTTAATCTCCTTCCTCTTCATGCGTAGGGAAAGACACTCTAATAAACCCGCTTGCAGGTTGACCATCTTCGCCCTCAGTACTGTCCCAGTCAACTTGCCACTTGTGAGTTGGGCAAGTTTCCAGCCACTCAAAAAATTCTTTCCTATCCATTGACCTCTCCTATTGATAAAATT